CAGGCCGCGCACCGCCGGCAGGTTCTCGAGGCTGGACACCACCATGGAGCGCAGCGCGGCGAACTGCGGGCCGGAGGCGTAGGCAGCGCGGCCGGCGCCAAGCAGCGTGTCTGCGCTGCCCGTGATGCGCGCCAGCGCCGCCGCGTCGCCGGACTGCGCGGCCGCCAGATCGGCACCAAACAGGCCCTGCGCGGCGGCGAAGCGATCCACCGGTGAGGCGCTGGGATCGTTCGCGCTCAAGCGATCGAGGTAGGCGCGGATCGCCTGGCCTTCGTTGTTCTGCTGCGCCTTCACGGCATCGAGGGCTTTCTGGCGGGCATCGGCGAGGCCTTCCTCGCTCAAGCCGTATTCCTTGGCCTTGGCGCTGAGGTCGTCAAACTGCTTGCCGATCTCCTCCAACTGCCGCGCCAGCTTCTGCGCCGGCGTCTCGGTGAGGTTGCGGATGGTGTCGCGGACGGCGGTGAAGCCTTCCACGAACTGCTGCAGGCCACCGAGATCGGAGAATGTCCGGCCTGTCAGCGCCCCCGCCAGCTGGTTGTCGTTGGCGGCGCCGAAGCGCAGGCGGGTGAATGCTTCGTTCAGGTTGCCGGCGTCCGCCCAGGAGTAATCCGCGCCGTTCTTGTTGCCGCCCACCACAGAGACGCCGCCCACCGTCAGGCCGCGCGCGGCGAGGTAGGCATTGGTGGCCGCGACAAGCTGATCCGCCGCGGCAAACATCTGCGCGCCGCTTTCGTTGTAATACTGGCGGCTGATCGGGAGGAGGCTGCTGGCCATCTCGTTCGTAGGCGTGGCGTCTGGCCCCCAGCCGGCGGACTGGAGGCGGAAGCCGTAGCCGCGGACGGACTCGCCGGGGCCGATGAGGCCGCCGCCGAGCCCGCCCAGCGTGCCGCCGATAAGACCACCGAGCGGGCCGCCGATCAGGAAGCCAGCAAGGCCGCCAAGGCCGGAGCCGATCATGCCGTTGGTGGACTGTGCCGAACTGCGGCCGAGGGCGGAGTTGAGCAGGCTGGAGATGGCTAGGCCGCCGCCGATGCTGCCGAAAGCGCCGCCGAGCGTCAGTTGCGAGCCGCCCATCAGCGACGTGCCGTAAGTGCCAAGCAGCCCGGGCGTGCCAGCGGTGCCTGCGATGGTGATACCGCCCAAATCCGCAAACGAACCGCCGACAGTGCCGGCGGTGCCAAAAATTGAGCTTCCAATCCCGGAGCCGCTGATGCCAAGCGAGCCGAGCAACCCGTCCTTCGGCAGCAGCGACGACAGGCCGAGCAAGTCGCCCATGCCGATCCCGGTGCTGCTGCCACCGAACGCCGCGCTCAGCGTCGGCCGCGGCCCGCCAGAGCCCACGAACAGGCTGTTGAGGATCGGGTTCACGATCGCCAGCTTGGCGAAGTCCGTCACCACAGACGCCGCGATGCCGCGCGCCACGTTGCCGAAGTTCACCGCCGCGCCCTGGCCCGACACGAAGGCGTCCACCATCGCATCGCCCAACCGCTCGAAAGCGCGCTCGCCGATGGACACCACGGCATCGAAGCTGCGCTCGTGGTATTTCCTGATCGCCTCGGCTGCCTGCTCCTGCGCCTTCGCCGCTTCCTTGGCGATGCGCTCCTGATCCTTCAGGTATTCCTTGACGTGCGCATCGGCGTCGGCGGCTTCCTTGCCCACCTGCTTGTGGGCGTCGGCAAGCTTCTTCAGACCATCGGCCAAGTCATCGTTGGCCAGCTTGCGCTGTGCCGCTGCCTGCGCGCTGGTGATGGCGCCGGTGGCTTCCGCGCGCTCGATGATCTTCAGCCGATCCGCGTTCTCCTTGCGGAGCTTAAATTCCTTGTCCAGATCAGTGCGCAGCTTGTCGAAGTCTGTTTGTGCGCGCTGGCGTGCCGCCTCGGCGGACTGCCGCGCAGCGTCCGCAGCCTCCGCGCGCTCCATCTCGCGCGCCTCGCGGCGGATCTCGGCCTGCCGCGCAAGCGCCGCTTGAAGATCGGCGTCGGCAATTTCCATCGCCTGCTGCAAGCCCGGCGACACGTCACCGTATGCGCTGGCGGCACGCTCAGCGGCCACTTGCCGCGCAACATTGGCCCTCTGGCGTTCAGCCGCCGCGACAGCCTGATCCGCCGCCTCACGCTCGCTGGGCGCGATCACACGGCCCGCCGCACTCAGCGCCGCCGCGCCCTGCTGCATGAACCGCGCGAACGTCTGCGACAGGCCAGTGATCCGGTCCAGCCGCTCGCCAAAGTCCTGCGTCGCCGCCAGCAGTATGTCCTTGGCGCGGGACATCGTGACCGGCATCTTCTCAAACTCGGCGCCGATCTTCTCAGTCGCGCGGAGCAGCGCCGGGAACACCGTGTCCGCGGTGAGCTTGCCCTCGCTGCCCATTTGCCGAAGCTGGCCGATCGACACACCGAGTTCCTGCGCCAGTTTCTGCGCAAGCTGCGGCATGTTCTCCAGCAAAGAGCGCAGCTCGTCGCCTTGGAGCGTGCCGGAAGCCAGCGCCTGGCCAAGCTGTTGCACCGACGCCGCCGCCTCGGCCGCGCTGGTGCCCGCCACGATGCCGGCCTTCTGGATGCCGGACACCAGTTGCAGCACCTGAGCGTTGGTGCCGCCGATTTCCTTTGCCGCAACGGCAAAACGGGAGAACGCGCCGGCACTCTCCGCCACCGCCACGCCGGTTTGCTGCGACAGCTTGAAAAGCTGCTCGTAGACCTGCGTCGCCTGCGCCACGCCGCCGGTGGAGGAGGCAAGCCGCGCCATTGTGGCGGTGGCCTCGTCGCCGGCCTTGGCGATCGCGACGGCGCTGGTAGCCGCAGCCGCGCCGAGCGCCACGATGGCCGTGGTGAGGCCGCCAGCCACGGCAGACACGCCGGTGAACACGGAGCCGACGCTGCCGAGCGAGCCGCCCATGCCGATGAAAGCGCGCTGCACCACGTCCACCGACGTGCCGAGCTTCTGAAACTCCGGCTGCGCGTTCCGGCTGGCGGCCTGGATCGTCTGAAATGCGCGCTCGCCGGCCGGGCCAAGCGCCTCGAGCTGGCGCTTTACCTGCTCCGCACCCTCGGCCGAGATGCGGATGCCAACGGTGGGACGGCTACCGCTCATCGTGCCACCCTCGCCAGTTCAGACTGTGCCGCCGACGCGAACCGGCCCGGCGCGCGTGCTTCCACCTGCGCCACGTTCAGCCGCTTGCGGAGCGACACCTGGCGCATGAGGAAGAACATCGGGACGAACCTCCGCTCGGCAGCAAACTGGCGGCGCATGGCTTCGGCGCCCTTGCGGTTGCCCGTGAGCACCCGCGCATAGCGGCCCGCGAATAGCTGGATGCGGCCGCGCTTCGTCGTCTCGGTGCGCAGCGGCAGACACCACAGCTTGACGGCGGGATTGTCAGTCGGCCGGACAAAGCCGCCGGCGCGGAACATCTCTTGCGGCGTCACGCGCACGGGAAACTGGCCGTCATTGCTGCGGCGATTGCCCACGCGGTTCACCGGCGTCGGAATGGCGAGGTAGCGCCGGCCCTTGGCCTGGATCACCGCGCCCGTCTCAAAAATCCGCACCACGTCGGCCATCCGGCTCGTCACCAACGCCGCCGGCCGCAGCGACGTGGCGCCAACGCCCGGCCGCGGGTAGACGTTCAGCCGCCAGCTATTCGCCAGCGCACGGCCGCCGTCGCGGAAGCCGGCACCGCGCGCCTGTGCGCGCAAGTCGTCCTGTGTCTGCTTGCCGGCCGTCGCCACTGCGCGCCGCAGCGCACCGGCCACCTGCCGCACCTGCTGATCCATGGCGGCGCGAAGGTTGCCGGTGACGCTTGCGTGTAGGAGGCTCATCCGCGCCCTCGCAATTTGCGATCAGCCTCGCGCATGTCGGCGTCGATGGACGTGAGCGTGGCGAACGCATCGACAACCCACGCCGCTTGATCCGCCACGCCGCCAACGTCCGGCCAGTGAGCGGTGCCGGCCTCACCGCGACAGGCCGCCCAAAGCCGCACGAACTCATGCCATTCCGGCCCGATCGTGAGCCGTGGGTTGTCGCCCGGCCAAGGCTCGCCAGCCACCAGCCAGTCAGAGCCATCAACGGGCCTCAGCCCTCCGGCGTAGGCGTCGGGCTCTCGTGCGACGGCGAGAGCGCCGCGGAGTTTCCCTCCGCACTCCGGCCAAGCATGGCCAGCACGTAGGCACGCCAGCCGACAATGCCGATCTCCACCGCCGGCAGTTCTTCCAGCAGATCGTCAGGCACCACGCCGTCCACCCGCGCGAACACCGGCAGGCCAGGGCCGCGCCAGTCGCGCAGGCCGTAGCGCGCCGCGACGTAAGGCACCGCGTCGTTGTGGCGCATCTGCGCGTCGATCAGCGCGGCATAGGCCGGCACGTCCGCCACAGCCTGCTCCACCACCGCCAGCCGCGCCTGCACGCTGGTATCTTCCGGTGCCGCCTCGGCCTCGTCCACGACGGCAAGGCAGGCGTCGAGGTTGGCCGGCTGCACCTGGCGCAACGCCTCGCGCATTCCCTCCAGCAGCGCCGCACGCTCCGGCGCGATACCGCCGACGCGCCGCAGCTCGCGGCGCATGGCCGAACGCTCGCGGTAGGTGAGTGGCTGGAGGAGGTAGGAGCGCGGCGATCTCGGTGGCGTGAACCACTCGGTTTCGCGCGCGCTGAACACGACAGGCGTTTCGTCGGCCATGAAGGCTCCGGGTTAGAAGTGGGAGATGTAGAAAGCCGCGTCGGCGCCGTCCGCCTGGAAGCTGATGCCGTGCTGGCCCAGGCCCTCGCGGTTGCCGGGGTCCATGCCGACCACCTTGGCCAGCGGCACGGTGAGCAACATGCGGTTGCCGGCCGTGCTGCCGATGATCGCCATGAGGCTCATCGCCGTTCCAGCGCGGAAGGCCGAGAACAGGGACACCGAGTTGCTGGTGTTCATGTAGGGATCAAGCGTGCCGGCGGTGTCGCGCTCCACCGGAAGCGCCGGGCCGTAGCCTTCCGCGCTCTCGGGATCGTCCGGCAGGATCACGTTGACGCCGGCGCCGATCGAGAGCGTCCGCACCTGCGCCAGCGCCTTGTTCAACTGGCACTTGCCAGCCACGAAGCGCGGCGGCACGACGGCTACGCGCGTGTTGGCGGCCGTTGCCGCGCCGGCCGGCAGAGCCGTGGCGGACTTGGTGGCGAACTGCGCGCGCAGCTCAAAGCTGATGAACCCAATGCCGCCGGTGGTGAGTTCGATCGAGGCCGTCCCCACCGCGCCGGTGAACGTCCACAGCAGGCCGTCCGCGTAGAAGTAGACGGTGGCCGTCTTGTAAACGCTCTCGTCCGAGGTCGGGCTGTAGAGCACGTTGATCGGCACCTGAAGCAGCGACGCCGTGGTGAAGGCCGTGCTGGCCGTCTCACCCACGGTAATCACGCGGCCGGCGGTGTAGTCGATGATGCCCGTGGTGGTGGCCGCCGTGCCAGTGACGATCAGCGGCATCCCACGATACTGCTGCGCCGTCGTGCCGAACGGCGTGGCGGCGGTGACGGTGGTGGTGGTGCCGGCGGTGGCGGCAGTCGGCGCACCCACGGCGGAACTCGTCACCGTCTCCGCGAACGTGCAGCAGCGCAGCAGCTTGCCCCACTCCGGCGCGGTGCCGGCAGTGCCGGAGCCACGCAGCGGCATCCGCAGGCGCAGGCGGGGCCGCAGGCCGCCGACGATCCCGGCGGAACGGTCCAACGAACCGTTGTATTCCGGGATGTCGATCACCTGCGGGTCAAACTGCACCTCACAGTCCGTCCCGATCCAGTCGGATGCCGCCGGAGTGCCGGCGATGGCGTCGGTGCCAACCGTCGTCTCGATCTTGGCGGCAACGGCCGCGAACTTCATCCGCACCAGGTTCGTGGACATGCGAGGCTCCATCGAAGGGAAAGCGGCGCCGTCACGGCGCTGCGGTCAGGCTTGCCCAAGGCCAGATGAGGCTACGCGGCGTAGGGAGTGCCCAGGCCGCCAATGCAGAGGACGCTGAACCGCGCCGCAAACTCGCCGGCCGGCTTGGCGCTTTCGTCGGCGTCGTAGAGCCGGATTTCCGCGCCGTCCTCGGCCACATCGCCCACGCCGGACACCGCAGGCGTCCAGCCAGCCAAAGCCGCCACGACACGCGCGTGGAGCGCGGAAAGTGCCTGCTCAATGGCCAGATCGCTGGAGCCGCGCACGTAGCCGGACACCACGAACGCCAGCGTGTAGTGGGTGGCCAGAGGCTCGGCCGTCTCGTCTGCCGTCCAGTCGGTTGCGGTAAGCACCACGCGCGGCAGGTGTTCGGCGTCGGTGTCCACCGGAGCGCGACGCGCGCGCTCGACGGTGACGCCGGAAAGCTGGGACGTGAGACGCGCGGCAATGGCCGCCAGCGCCGCCTCGCGGAGTGGCGTGCTCATGGCATCAGCGCCGACAAGGTGAGCCGCCAGGACAGGCCCAGCGTGTCGCGCTCGGCGTCCTCGACGGTGTAGACGGTGGCGCCCAGCTTCACCTCGTCGCCGCGCTGCGGCGTGTAGGCCAGCGCCGCGGTGAGCACGTCGGCGTAGAGGTAGCCGGCACGTGCGCCAGGGCCGCCGAGGCCGCCCATGATCTCGTTCGGCGCGGTGCGGATGATGCGGGCCGATGCCCATGGCCACGGCGGCCGGCGGTAGCTGGCGGGCTCGGCCATGTTGGGGTCGGCGTGGAGGGTGGCGCGCGCCACAGCGAAAGCTGTCATTTGCCGCGCGCCTTCGCCTTGGCCGGTTCCGGCGGGTTGACGAACACGGAGCGCGGATCGCCGTCAAACACCGTCGTGCCGTTGTGAGTGAGCAGGATGTTCGGATCGAGCCACACGTCGCCGCCGATGGCGCGCCACCGCTGGCAGAAAGCGTAATCCTCGCTCCAATACTGGCGCGTCTCGTCGTCGGTGTAGGTGCCGAACAGGTCCAGCACTCGCCGCTCTACCGTGTTGCCGTCGCGATACCAGAGTTCCCGATACGCGCCAGCCATGCGCTGCGCCATGTCGCGCGAGATGCACATGAAGCCGCCGGGGAGGCATTGCACCTCGACCAGCTCAGACTTTGTCACGGTGACGCCGTGCGGCATTGGCACGAAAGCGGGATCATAGCGTTCGCGGTTTTTCTTCGCGTAGGTGGCGCCGATCAGCGCCTTGTCGTGCGCCACCAGCCGCAGCACGTCGCGGCCGGTGAAGCCTATATCAGAGTCGATAAACACTAGGTGCGAACAGTGGCTCTCAAGGAAGTCCGCCAACACGCGGTTGCGTGCGCGCGGGATCAGGCTCTCGTTGCGGATGGTGTGCAGCGAAAGCGGGATCTTCCGGTCGTAGCATTCGCGCTGAAGATCAAAGACGCCCAGCAGAAAGTTGTCGTAGCAGACACCGCCATACATAGGCGCACCGATCATCAGCCCCGCCGGCTGGCGAAACAGATGAACGGCCGGTGCGGTGTCTGCTACTGCCACGGATCAGAGCGCGGCGTTGTTGAGGATGACGGTCGCGGTGGTGTCGGTGTTGGACACCGCCGCCGCAAACACGCCGATCTTGGTGTTGGACGTGGCCGACAGCGTGATCTGGCTGTTGGTGTTGTCCCAGTAGGCCGAGGCGCCAGCGGCGGCGCTGGTGCTGACGGCGTTCGGCTTGGCGAAGGACCACACGCCACCGCGAGACAGCGCCACCGCGGCGGCGCTGTCGGCGTTGGAGAGGGCCACGCCAAACAGGTTGGTGCCGACCACGACGACGCGACCGGACACGACGGCGTGAGGCGCGGCCACCTGGAAGGTGTCCACCGCGCCCTGCACGAAGTTAGTAGCCATGTTACTGCCTCCTGTTCGCGCTATCAGGCGCCGGCGTTGAAATAGCCGCCCTGGTGCCCGATCGCACCCACGGCGAAGTCATGCACCACCTCGACGGCCACGCCATCGGTGCCCGGCACATACTGATGCACTCGCACCTGCGGCGCCGTCTGGCCGTTCACGTAGCCGTAGACGTAGACGGGCGCGGCAGAGGGCGAGGCGAACAGATACCAGCGGTTGCCGACGATGTTCGCGTCCGACACCGGCGACAGGCCGGCATACAGGCCCACGTTGGCGCCCTGATCCGCGGTGATGCGGGTCGTGTAGCGGATGGCCGCGCCACGGTAGGCCGCGCCGGTGAGCAGGATGGCAGGCGTGAGGTTCAGCTTGATCCCGTCCAGGCTCGTCTGCGCCATCATCGAGGCGTAGCCGGCATCCAGAGTGGCCTCGCTGATCGCGCCGCCGCTGCTGGCCTTGTTGGCGCGGCTGGCGCCGGTGCCGAACACGGCCGCGTTGCCAGTGGCCAGCGTGGGGCCGTCACCGTTGGCGGTGTTCACCAGCGCATAGGCCAGCGCGTTCTCAAGATCCGCCACGCGGCGGCCGATCATCGCGCCGAAATCGGTGAAGGCACCGAGATCGTCGTTGATCAGCGCCTGACGGGTGATCCGCACCTGGCGCGCGTAGGTGTCAGGTGTGATGGTTTCACGCTTCTCCGAGATGGTGCCGGCCTTGATGGAGCCGCCTTCTTCCAGCTTCACCAGCGCCGGCATGTCCCCCGCAGTCAAGAACTTGTGCGCCTTGAAGTCATTGAAAGCGCGCTGGGCGAAAAACTGGCGATAGCTCGGCGCCGCCGCGGTGAAACCGGCCTCCAGCATCTTGTTGCCGGCGGCTTCCAGCAGCAGCGGGAAGTCGCTCGACGTGTGGAAGCTGCGCTCAATGAGGCGCAGGCGATCGCGCGGGCTGACACGCTCGCCACGGGCCGCCGCCAGCTCCATCAGCATGTCGGACGGACGCAGCGAGGCGAACTCGCGGAACCGCGGGTCGATCGCAGCGTCGGTGGCGAGCGACGGCATGGCGCGCACGGCGAGCGCGTGGCCCATGGCGCGGGCCATGACGGTCGGATCGTCGTTGGATTCGCCGCGCTGCGCGGCCGGCGCAGCCGGCACGCTGGCGGGCTGCGCGCTGGCGACGGCGGCGTCCCACAGGGCCGCGCGCAGGGCCTCGGCCGTCCAGCCTTCGGACTGCGCGCGGACATGCAGGTCATCCAGCGCCTGCTGCGGCACGCGGCCACGCGCGGCAGTCACGACAGGCGTCAGGGACGCCATGCGGGACCGTTCGGCAGTGACGGCATCCTGGGTGGCGCGGGTAGCATCGGCGGCGGGCACAGAGTCCGCCGCGTGGTTCTCGGTGGTCATGACAGACTCCGTGATTTCAGGGACGGGAAGCGCCTCGGCCAGAATGTCCGGCTCCAGCGCAGTCGCGCGGATGGCCGAAGCCTCACCGCGCACACCGGCCGCGGCGTCCACAGGGACCGCGACCAGAGAAATTTCGTAGGGTTCCCAATCCACGGCGCGGTGGATTGTCTGGCCGTCCGCCTGGATCGGCTCGTAGCGGAACACGCGGTAGCCCACGCTCACGTTGCGGAGCGTGCCTTCCTCCAACCGGCGCCAGATCGGTTCGACGTCCGGCGCGCGGGAAATCTGGATCTTTGCCACGCCGCGCCCGCCGGACACGCTGGCAGACAGCACGCGGCCGATCACCGACGACGCCGAGTAGTGGCTGTGGCTGTCCAGCAGCGGCGCCTGGCCGGAGGCGAGACGCGCCATCCGCACGGCGTTGCCGCTCATGTCCAGTTCTTCCATGATCTGGCCCAGCGGCGGCACGTAGTTCGGAGCGCGCGCGCCAGTGCTCCACACCACGTCAACGGTGCGGGCCTCGGCGTCGATCGTCATGGGCGCGGCCAGGGCGCGCGCCGCCGTCACGACAGCCGGAGCGGCGTCGCTGGTTTCGTCGGTCATGTTCGGAAACTCCGTTAGGCCGGCGTCTGCGGCAGCGCCGCACCCGTCGCCGCGATCTCGATCGCGGCGAGCTGCGCCGCGTCCTGCGCCGTGCCGGACTTGGCGACACGGCGCGGATCGGTGTCGAGCGCAATGCCGGCGTCATCCAGCATGGCGTTGTCGGTGCGGTAGCGTTCGACCATCTCGGCCATGGTGTTGCCGAAGGACGCCACCGCCTCGGATTGCGGCACGAAGCCGGCCCGCACCTGCGCGATGAGCGCGTTCGTGTCCTTCAGCGGGTCGATCATCTCATGCGGCGGCGGCACATGCTCCACGCCGTCCGGCATGTCGGCCGGCCACAGGCCACGCATGGCGCCTTGCTGGTGGAACCGCTCGGCGGTGCGGGCCACGAACATCGGGATCAGCATGCCATACTGGATCTGTTCGCACAGGCGGCGGAACTCGATCTTGCCGGCGCGGAGGCTGGAATAGTTGGCCTGCGTCAGATCACCGGATACCTGATCGTATGTCAGGCCCGCACCGACAGCCGCCGCCTCCAGCGCGCGCTTGGCGAGGCTCACATGCGCGCCGGAACTGGACGGGTTGATGGAGTCGAAGGACGATCCAGCGCCATTCGTGCGGCGGTAGAGCAAGAGGCCCGGCTCCAGCGTCTCGACGACGTTGCCGCGCGCGTCGCGGAACAGGCCATCAGCGCCGACGCCTTCGCCACCCGGCGAGCCAACCACGCCCTCGGTGTCGTCCGTCACCGCGCCAGCAAGGCAGGCCTCGATCTTCGCCTTCTGGAGTAACGCGTCCTCGTATTCGGCCAGGTTCCGCAGGTGCAGCAGCACCGGCGCCAGCCAGGACACGTCGCGAAGCTGGCCCGGCCGACGCTTGCGGTAGACGTGCATCACGTCCGCCGCCGGCACGCGCACGCTCTCCAGGGACCGCGCGCCGAACAGGTAGGCGTTGCCGGGATGCTGGCGATACAGCCAATACGCAGCCGGCCGGCCCTCGGCGTTCAGGCCAATGCCCTGAACCGTGTTCTCGCCGGCGATCACGCCGTTTTTCGACGTGTCGAGGAAATCGCTTTCCAGCACCGCCAGCCGCAGGCCGACAGGATTGGACGGCGACACCGGCCCGTAGAGAAACCGGATGAACACCTCGCCGGACTCGACCACGCCGCGCATGACAAGCGCCTGGATGGCCGCGTAGTTCTGGTGGCCCTCCGCGTCGCAGTCCAGGCCGATCGACCACTTGCGCCAGGCGTCCGCGTGCGGCGTGTCCCGCCACGTCGTCGTGATGCCAGAGCCGACGACGTTGCCGGCCCACAGATCCACGATGCGCGCGCCATACGGGTTGTTCCGCACCGCCTCGCGTGCCCGCCGCGCCACCGTGAGCGCAGCCGCGCCAACCTCGGACGTTGCCGACATTCCGCTGTCACGCCACGTCGTCGCGCGCGTGTTCGCTGCCGCCGCATAAGTGCGCTTTGCGCCGAAGCCGAGCCAGGAAAACAGGCCCATCACCAGCCCCGATCAAAGCGCACAAGGGTGGAGCGCGGGCCGGCGGCGGATGACGCCATCTCGGAGCGCATCAGGTTCCGCACCTGGACCATCTCAGCCAGCGAGCGATACTCCACCGTCTTGCCGTCGTGGGTGACGCGCGTCGTGCCGGTGGCGATCGCGTCCTCAAGCGCGGAGAGCTGCGCAGCCGTCCAAGCCATGCCCGCCTCCTCCTACCGCCTGATCCATGAACTCTCGCGGAACCGCACCGCCGGCGGCGCAGTCACCACCGGCGCCACTGTCGCCGGCACCGTCTCAACCACTGGCGCCGGCTCGATCGCGTCCACCGCCTGCCGCCAGAACCGATCACCGTAGCGATCAGCACCCAGCAGCCACAGCGCCGCACGCGCATACACCGCGCAGTCCAGCGCCTCGTTCCTGTCCCGCAGCTTCGCCCATTCCTGGCGCTGAAAGCCGCGGCGATCCTTCACGGTGCGAAGCTGCTCCGCGACGAGCTGCTTGACCCACTCCACCTCGACGCCCCGCGGCAGATGCACCCAGCCGCGCGGGAACTCCTCCGACTCGGTGCGCGTGAGCCAGAGGCGCCGGTAGAGGTCGACCTTCCACGTCGAAACGCTCACCGTCCACAGCTTCAAGCCGCGGCGCAGCTTCTTGCCGTTTACCTGCGCGTCCACCGCGCTCGGCCCCTGGACCGGCGAGGCCTTGTTCCAGCCTTCCACGCCCTTCACCGGCGCAATGCGTGGATCAGCCAAGGCGCGCAGGTGGCCATAGACGGCCGCCGTGTCGCGTCCGCCAGTGTCAACGCACGTCTTGCCGATCCGCACCGCGCCGCCGCCTTCACGCGGCCAGGCGCGGCCCATCAGATCCGCCAGACGTTGCCAGGTGTCCCACTCGCGCGGGCTGCCGGCGATGGCGACGTGATCAACAAGCCAGGAGGTGAACCCGTCACCCCAGGCCCAAATGTCGCACTCCAGGCGATCGTCCTGCACGTCCACGCCGGCCGTCAGCACCGCTGCGTCGGCGGGCACTACGCCCATGCGGTAGTCCTCGCGGCGTTCCGTGAGACGCTGCCACTCCGGCGCGTCGCCCTGTTCCTGCCAACTTTCACCAAGCGCCGTGTTAATCCAAGCCTTTAGCGTCTCCGGCCGATCCTTCGCGGCCAGGAAGTCCGCCACCGTCTCATCCAGCCGACGCCACGGCGAGCAAAGCTCGTTGAGGTGGAAGCCAGCCGTGCCGCGAAACTCACCCTCCGAGCGCCACTCACCGCGCCGCACCGCCGCCCAGCGTTCGGGATCAGTCCATCCGGCGCCGCACTCGACGCAGTGGTATCGCGCCGTCGTCGGATCGTCGCCGTCCCACCGCACTTGCGGCCACTGGAGCGTCTGGAACTCGCCGCAGTGCGAGCACGGCACCCAAAAGCGCCGCTTGTCCGAAGTCTCGAAAGCCGCCTCGATGCGCGACACGCCTTTGATCGTCGGCGTGCTCACCAGCACCACCTTCCGGTTCCAGAAGGTGGCCGTGCGCTTGCGTCCCAGCGTCACCGGATCGCCTTCGGAGCCTGCGCTGGCAGGGTAGCGGTCCACCTCGTCGCAACACACCACCCGGATCGGACGCGACGCAAGGCCGGCCGGCGAATTGGCGCCGACGATCGACAGCGAGCCGCCGGGAAATTTCTTCTCGCGAACCGTGTTGTCGGACGCCCTGGACCGCGCCGCCGCGACACGGCCACGCAGCGCCGGAGAGTCCCGCAGCATCGGTGCCAGCCGGTTCTTACTCCAGGCCTCGCCCATCTCCGTCGTGGGATGCACCACCAGGATAGGCGCCGGATCTTGGTGGACGTGGTAGCCGATCAGGTTGTTGATGAGCTCCGTCTTGCCGACCTGTGCGCTGGACATGATGACCACGGTTTCCACCCGTGGATCGCTCACCGCGTCGAGAATGCCGCGCTGATATTCCGCGCGCGCCGTGTCCCAGCGGCCCGGCTCGGCGCTGCTTTCAGGACTGAGAAACCGGAACCGATCCGCCCACTCGCTCACCGTCAACTTCGGCGGCGGCGCCATCCTGCGGAATATCCGCGTCGCCACTCGCGCCGCGGCCGGCTCGACGTCGAGCACGATCGTAGACAGCAGCGGCAATTTCGCGGGCGGCGAGTTCGCCGCAAGCCTCATGTGCCAGCTCCGTCAGTTTGTCGCGCACTTCGGCGAGCGAACCCAAGCCCAGCACCAGCGGCGCGGCGCGTGTCGGCAGCGCCAAAATCCGCGCGCGTGTTGCGTCGGCATACGCGCCGACGACGCTTTCCATGTCCTCGGCCAGCACCGTCTCGCCGCGCATCTGCGCGTTGAGCATTGAGAGCCGATCGCGCTGCTCATTCAGGACTTCGATGCGCGCTTGGTCGAGGTTGCCAGCCGATGCGGAGCCGCCGGATGCGTTGCGGCCAGCGGCGGGACGGATGTGTGCGCAGTAGGCGCGAACGCAGGCGCGAAGATCGAAGCTCTCACCCTTGGCGCCGGGAAGGACACCCTCGGCACGGAGCTGCGTGATGCGTTGCGGCGACAGGCCGAGCCAGTCCGCCACCTCTGCCGCCGTGGCCATCAATACAACCCTTTAGCGCGGTTCAACCCTGCCGAACCAAAGCGCTTTCGCCACCCGCATATGTGAGCTATGCGCTAGGACCCT